AATAACTAGAATTGATGAAAGATCTGACAAAGGATATTCCACACAGGTTTATGTTTGTCAGTCAATCGGTTCTGGAAGAATGGAAGAAGAAAAAGTCGTTTCAATACAAGCTCACGAAGCTTAATCATAGGAGGATAATAGAAATATTATGGCAAGTGTAAAAGGTGCTAATATCACCAATATGGATGCTACTCCTGTAGTTAAAGTGAGTAGCGAAGAAGCTGGTGGAAAGTTAAGAGTGTTTCACGACACTTATGAAGCTTCATCATTAGCAAGTGGATCTGACATCACAATCGCTAGAATACCAAAGAACGCAACTATTCACGATGTAATCCTTAAAGCGGATGCATTGGGCGGATCAGTTACGTTAATCGTTGGTGATAGCTCTGATGACAATAGATTTATAGACGCTGTAGGCACATGGAATGTTGCTGGACAAACTCAGTCAATGTTGGCTGGAAGTTCAACAGGCGCTCCAGTTCCTGCGGTAACAGGTCTTGGCTATAGAACGACTGCCGAAACAGATATATTGATAACTACTGGCGGAGCATCTGCTAGTAACACAATATACAGTTGGGTAATCTACTCTGTAGAATAATCAAAACCAAAATAAGTTAGGCGCTGAAATATGCGCCTAGCTTTCACAATGAATTTTCAAAATTTTAATGAAGGTATTTATAATAATTGGGATGCTATGCGTTCCGAATGTGGAATGTATGTGGTTCAACGACCAACCAGAACCCAAAAAATATCGCAGCTTAAAAACCTGTATAACTGCCGCAACGGAGTTGGGAAATAAAATGTATAAAGAAATGACACAACAAGGAATACCAGTAAGAATTAACACCTGGTGCAAAAAGATAGAGGATCATGGCGAGTATAGTTGATATTTGTAATAGCGCTTTAAATTTACTTGGTGCATCAACTATAAGTGCTTTAACCGATGACAATAAAAATGCAAGACTTTGTAATCAGAGGTATGAGCCTATAAGAAATAGAGTATTTAGAAGTCATGCCTGGAACTGTTTACATAAGAGAATACAGCTAGCTCAAAATAGTACAGCTCCTGTTGTGGAATATAGCTATGCTTACGCATTACCAAGCGATTGTTTAAGAGTTTTAAAAATTCATACAGGATCAACAGACAGTATCGTATCAGATATAGATTATAAATTAGAAGGTAGAAACATCGTTACCGATGAAGGAACTGTATATCTGATCTACATCGCTTTGGATGAGGATCCAAATAATTATGACGTTTATCTTCAAGAAAGTATTTCACACATGCTGGCTTCGGATCTTGCTTATGCAATAACGAATAATGCAACATTAGCAAAAAATTATATGGAAAGAGCTGATGAAAGACTTAGAGAAGCAAGATTTATAGATGCTACAGAAAATGCTTTAGGAACTGTAGAAAGTTCAGAATTTATTAATGCCAAACTTTAGACATGACTTTAGCAGCTTTCGATCCAAGAAATTTAACTCTTTATAAAGAACCAAAATTACTTCTTCATTTTCAATGGCAGGATAATTCTAAAGTTTATCGTTATGCTTTAGTTGAAATGATAAATGAAGGCGCAATTAATCATCAAAACAAACAAAAGGATGATGAGGTTGGTTTAACACAAAAAGAAATTTGGAAAAAGAAATATGCCTAGAACCACATTAGCCTTAACCAGTTTTGTCGGAGGAGAGTTTTCTGCTTTATTAGATGGCAGGACTGATTTTGATAAGTATTCCTCTGGAGTAAAAAAATTAGAGAACTTTTTAGTACGACCTCAAGGAGCTGCTACAAGACGAGTTGGAACACAATTTATTGCAGAAGTAAAAGATAGTTCAAAAAAGACAAGATTAATTCCATTTGAGTTTAATACTCAACAAACTTACATTTTGGAATTTTCAGATCAATACATAAGATTTTATAAAGACAAAGGACAAATTTTATCTGGAACTCCTTATCAAATTTCATCACCTTATCTTGAAGCGGAATTATTCGATATTAAATTTGCACAGAGTGCAGATGTTATGTATCTGTGCCATCCTAATCATGCGGTAAGAACATTAAGTCGAACTGGTCATACTTCATGGACTTTAGCTGAAATAGAATTTGTTGATGGACCTTATTTATCTACAAATACTACTTCCGTTACGATGACACCTGCGGCAACGACTGGTCTTGATCAAACTTTAACAGCATCTAATGGAACATTTGCTTCTACCGATGTTGGAAGATTAATTAATTTTTCAGGCGGTTATGCAAAAATTATAACTTACACAAGCTCAACCGTTGTCAAAATTGATATTAAAAGTGATTTTGACGATACATCTGCAGTAACAGATTGGAAATTAGGAACTTTCTCAGATACGACAGGTCATCCTTCTTGCGTTTCCTTTTTTGAACAGCGATTAGTTTTTGCAGGAACAACCAACGAACCGCAAACTTTATATTTTTCAAAGTCTGGTGATTACACCAATATGACTGCAGGAACAGATGCGGATGATGCAATGATTTATACGATAGCATCAAATCAAGTAAATGTTATTCGCTACCTCAAGGCTGTCAGAACGCTCATAATTGGAACAACAGGTGGCGAATATACAGTTAGTGCGGATGGAACTGATGCTGCAGTGACTCCTACAAACGTCACTATAAAAAGACAATCATCTTTTGGATCAGCAAATGTTGATGCTCAACCTGCTGGCAATGCAGTTTTATTTTTACAAAAAGCCAAAAGAAAAATTAGAGAGTTAGCTTATAATTTTGATACCGATGGTTATACCGCTCCAGATTTAACTGTCTTAAATGATGTTGTTACAAAAACTGGAATTAATGAATTAGCCTATCAACAAGAACCAGATAGTATTTTATGGTGCGTGCGAGATGATGGAGAACTTGCAGGATTAACTTATCAAAGATCAGAAAATGTCGTAGCCTGGCATAGACAAATTTTTGGCGGACATTTTGGTGAAGCAACAATTACTGTAACTGATTATGCAAACATAGCTGCTGGAACTACGATTATCATTACAAAATCAGACGACACAACAGTTACTTTTACTTGTCAAGGTGCTGGTGTAAGTACACCAGATACAAATAAATTTTTTCATAATCAAGATAACGATACGACAGCAGATAATATTTATACTTGTATTAATGCTCATGCCGATTTTGTTGTCGAAAATCCTGCAGCAAATATAGTAACCATTCGAGAAGTCGCTCACAAAGCAGGATTATTAAAATTAAAAAGTTCAGACACAACAAGACTAGCGGTAACAAGCGAAGGTATAACAGTTTGTGAAAGTGCCGCTTCTATTTCTGGAACTTTAACAGAAGATGAACTTTGGGTTATTAATAAAAGAACGGTTAATGGAACAACTAAAAGATTTGTAGAAGTTTTTGCAGATTTTGATTTTGACGAAACTGCATCAACGAGTTTTAAATTTTTAGATAGCCACCTCTCCTACTCTGGATCTGCAACAACGTCTTTAACAGGTTTAAGTCATTTAGAAGGTGAACGAGTTAGTATTTTAGGAGATGGTGCTACACATGCAGATAAAACTGTATCGAGTGGAGCCATTAGTTTAGATCGATCCGTAACTACAGCTTGTGTAGGTTTGCCTTATAATTCCGTTTTACAAAGTATGCGTTTAGAAGGCGGAGCTGCAGAAGGTACATCTCAAGGAAAAACAAAACGTATTAGCAAAGTAGTATTGAGATTATTCGAAACAGTTGGAGTTAAGGTAGGACCTTCTTTAACCAAATTAGAAACCATACCATTTAGAACAACAACTTCTTTATTATCAACTCCAGTAGATACTTTACTCGCTGGTGATAAAGAAATTGAATTTGACGGAGATTTTGAATCTGACGGATTTATTGTAATCAAACAAGATCAACCATTACCTTGTTCGATCTTATCGATTTATCCTACTTTAGTTACTGCGGATGGATAGCTTTGAGATCATTCCATATCAAGCAGAACATGGAGATGAAATTATTGCTTTTGGTATGAGTGATAAATTAATGGAACTTGATGCCACCTACTCTAATCATCGATTAGATATGGCAGTTCCTGGTTTATCTTTTACTTTATTAAAAAATAATACACCGATTGTTTCTGGAGGCGTTGTTCCAATGTGGGAAGGAGTTGGTGAAGGCTGGGTATTATCTTCAAAATATATTTTTGAAAATAAAATCAAAGCCGCAGGTTCTATAAAAAAACGATTAGATTATATTTGTAAGAACAACAAAATTAAAAGATTACAAACCGCAGTCAAAGCAGAATTTTTAATCGGCATAAGATTTGCCGAATGGCTAGGATTAACAAAAGAAGGTTTAATGAAAAAATACGGTCCAGACGGATCGGATTATTGGAGAATGGCAAAAATTTATGAGCTTTATAGGTAATGTATTTGCTGCACAATCAGCAAAGGTAATTGGAAAATATAATCAAGCTGTTTATAACCAGCAAGCAGCTTACGCAAAACAACAATCGGTTATGCGTGAGAAAGTTTATACGGAGTGGGAAAAACCTAAACTCCTTGAAGATCAAGCTTCTTTCCTTGCTGATCAAAGAGTTAATATTTTTAAATCTGGCGCTGAGTTAAGAGAAGGTGAAACTGGTTATTTAGTTTTGTTAAAAAATATGGATAACCTGGCAAGACAAGTTCAGATTTCTGATTATAACAAAGAAGTTGAAAGAATAGATTTAGTTAATAATTCCTTACTCTTACAAGCTAGAGGTCGAGGCGAAAAATTAAAAGGCGATATGACAG